GTTCGGCGGGAGCCTCTGATGGCCGAGCCGAAAAAAAAGAAGCGCAACATTTTTGATGCACTGAAAATTATTCGCCCGCCTGACGCAGAGAAACCGAAATCGCAAGTTGAAAAGGATCGCGAAGCTGCACGGCAACGCGCCAAGGACAGGAGAAAGTAGTTATGCCGGACAATGCAAAGAAGCCCTTGCTGTCGCGATTGCCGCGACCACCAGCAGCAAGCATCAAAGATCTCAACGCACTGGCCGGTGGCCAGAACTCGCAGGTGATCCTCGATCGCATCAAGGCGAAGACCAAGGGCAAGAATCGCAGACGGGCAGCCGGTGGCCGACCGTAAACTCAAACCGCCGCAGAAACTGAAAATTCCTGAGAGTCATTCGGCTCGGGAAAAGAAGCGGATGGCTGCGTTCAACAAGCGAATCATGAAAGCGGTCGAAGACCAGTTCAAACGGAACAAACTTCCGCGACCGCCCGAAAAGGTGAAGTGAATAATGGCATGCGCGGGATGCGAACGACGCCGAGCGGCGATAAAAGCAGCGGCAAAAAAAATGGAAGAACGAATGGAGGCGTTCGCCGAAAATCTCGTCGCCAAGTTGAAGAGACCGGCGTCAGCCAACTCCATACGTCACCGCAACGCGTCCTCCGCATCACCTGTTTCGTCCCGACCCCCTCGCCGAACCAATGGACGTTCAAGTCGTGGCGTGAATACCACCGGATAAAAGCTGGCTGGCTCACGCGGCTACATCACGCGTCGATCCGCCACTGCGGCGCTGGCCTGTTCGGCGCACCGATGCCCACCTGCTCACTGGAGATTGAGCGACGCGGCATAAAGTTGCTCGATGAAGACAACCTGACAGGTGGTCTGAAGCCGATCATCGACGGGCTGGTGAAGCTGGGATTTCTGGCGGACGACACGCCAGATGTGATAAGGCATACTCACTACCACCAGACCCGCGTGAAAACCAAGCGCGAGCAACAGACCCTGATCACGTTACGAGAGACAGATGGGCGGCATAGCCAACTCAAGAGAAGTTCAGTTCAAGCGTAAAGGGGCCAAGAAAAAAGGCTCGTACAACGGCATCCCCGTGGACGAGTTTGGCCTGACGGCGAAGCAGCGCAGATTCTGCGACCACATGCTCGCCGACCCGGACGAGAATCGATTCAACGCGTACAAGAAGGCCGGGTATAACGGGGCTGACAAGAACGTGCCCATGGCAGCCAGCCGATTGATGCAGAACAAAACGGTGCGGGCGTATATGTACTTGCGTCGCCAGAGACTGCGTCGCAACAGCCAGATCAAAGAACAGCACCTGCTCGATGAACTCGCGTGCATCGCATTCTTCGACCCGGCTGACCTGTTCGATGAAGACGGCAGGCTGCGAACGATCCATGAAGTGCCGCAGGCGGCTCGCAAAGCGATCGCGCAACTGGATGTTTTCACCGAGTACGAAGGGCGCGGTAGCAACCGGGTGGCGATCGGCACCACGACGCGTGTGAAGTTTGTTGACAAGAAGGGTGCAATCGATTCGTTAGCGCGTATCCTTGGCCTGTTCCAGCAAGACAAAATTGACACCGATGGCGTGGCCAAGCTGATGGCCTTGGTCGCGGATTCGCGGGGAGGTTCGACCATTGGAAGACTCAACACAATTAGCGAAACTGGCAGACCAATTCCAAGATCAGGGCTGGCGTCTGAACAACCTGTACTTGATTCAGGACAAGAAGGGCGAGCAGGTCCGCTTCCGATGCAACTGGGCGCAGGAGGAACTACTCAGCAACTTCTGGTACATGAACGTGATCCTGAAAGCGCGTCAGTTGGGGATGACGACGTTTCTTGATCTGCTGCTACTAGACAACGCTGCTTTTTATCCTGACACCCGCTGCGGCATCATCGCCCACACTCGCGACGACGCGAAAGTAATTTTCCAAACCAAGGTCAAGTACCCGTTCGAGCATCTGCCCGATCAGATTAAGAACTTCCTGCACCCGCAACAGGACACCAGCAACGAGTACCTGTTCTCGAATCACTCCAGCATCCGCGTCGGCACATCGATGCGTTCCGGTACGCTCAACTACCTGCACATTTCCGAGTACGGAAAGCTGTGCGCGAAGTATCCTGAGAAAGCTGCCGAGGTGCGCACGGGTGCCCTGAACACAGTCCAAGCAGGCCAGTCAGTCACGATCGAATCAACCGCCGAAGGTGCGTTCGGTCACTTCCATGAGATCTGCGAAGAGGCGCGCAACAACGAGCGCATGGGACTGATCCCGACCACGCTCGACTGGCGGTTCCATTTCTTTCCGTGGTGGCGTGAAAACCAGTACCGTTTGCCAGAGTCAGCGAAGGACAGCGTGATCATGACTCGCGACGACCTGACTTACTTCCTCAAGCTGGAAGCGGAGATCGGCCAGAAGATCGATCTGGGTCAGCGGCTGTGGTACGTGAAGAAACGCGCCGAGCAGGGCGAGTTCATGCTGCGTGAGTACCCGTCCACACCAGACGAAGCGTTCCGCGCCAGCATCGAGGGCGCATTCTACAAGCAACAGATGAACTGGCTGCGACAGGAGAAGCACATCTGTCGCGTGCCCTATGAGCCACGCCTTCCCGTCAATACATTCTGGGATCTCGGCATGAACGACGAAACCTGTATCTGCTTTCATCAGAGATACGGCATGGAAAATCGTTTCATCGATTACTACGCGAACACGGGCGAGGCGCTGTCGCACTACGTCAAGCAACTGCAGGACAAGCCGTATACCTACGGGCAGCACTTCCTGCCGCACGATGTCGAGGTGCGCGAGATGGGTACGGGCGTGTCACGTCGCGAGACGCTGCAGAAACTGGGACTGCGCCCGCTGCGAGTGGTAGCCCGCATCGAAGACGAGATGGATGGCATCGAGGCTGTGCGCAACGTGTTGCCGACATGCTGGATCGACCAGACCAACTGCACGGATCTGATCAAGGGGCTGGAGCATTACCGAAAAGAGTGGGACGAGAAACTGGGAACCTTCAAGAGCAAGGCGCACCATGACTGGGCTTCGCACCCCTCGAAGAGTTTCGAGACCTTCGCCGTCGGCTGGAAGGCCAAGTCGCAGGTCAAGTCAAAACGCCGCAAAGCCACGAACTGGCGCACCGTCTGACGGGAACTTTGCCAACAGCCTCTGGGCGTGGCACGATGGCGGCGCTAGGATCAGGCACGAAAATAATAAGATCCGAACCACACAGCTAGACGAACGAAGGGTGAGGCGAGCCACCGTGCAAATTCACCCAACGATAGTGAAGTCCCGTAAGTTCGGAGACTTCGAGATATTGTTTCAGTATGTGAACGAAGAACCTGCACTGGTGATTCGGGCGCATCGCTTTCTGAGCATCCGGCGCAGGGCATGGGTGGTCACGCAGGAATCTGCTTGGAAATACGTCGATGACGTTGCCTCGCCGGGCAGCGGACACAGCGAATACATGGTGCATGCGTCGTCGAAAATCGCGGCGATGCGCGGCCTTGGCAACGATATCCAGACGCGGTTCAGGATAGCCGAGGGGATTATGGATTGCCTCGAAGATCTGATTAACATGAAGCCGATGAAAATTGATCATCAGAAATCTTCAGGTGAGGTGGAAGGCATGTTGACGATCGGTGATGAACAGATCGCCGTAGGTGCCGAACTGGAAGGGGCAACCATCAACAGCACGGACGGGTTCAGTGAAGTCGCACCACACCCATCCGAACTTGCCAGAGGGTCTGCTTAATGGATATCCATCAGGTCGCGCTTATTGCGCACGAAGCTGGTCGAATGATGCAAATTGTTAACGGCGACCCGGTCTCACCAACATGGGACTGCCTGCCGAACACTGATCGCGAACGAATAGTGAATGGCGTTTGTTTCGCGTTACGAAAAGAAAGCCCGTCGCCGGAAGAGATGCACGAAAACTGGTGCAAGGATATGTACGCCGACGGGTACGAAGCTGGGGAAGTGTTAGACCGTGAAAATCTGATCCATCCGAACCTTGTGCCATACGATCAGTTGCCTGCTCCACAGCAGGCGAAAGATGCGTTGTTCGGCGGCATCGTGAGTTCGCTGTCAGAGTTCGTCAGCTAAGAGGGTTTATCGGTGCCTGACATCGAAATCGGGGTTGTAAAGGAACACGTACCTTTCGAGTTGCGTCCGCTTAATACGCCCATCGAGAAAGAAACCGTTCATCCGCTCGACAGCGAAGACGCGAAGAAACGCGAGGCTGTTCTGAAAGAATGGTGGAATGAAGCGCGCACATCAGCCTCGGACAACAGGTTTGAGCAAACGGTGGACGCAGACTTTTTTGACGGACTTCAATGGCGGGACGATGATGCAGAAGTCCTCCGCGAACGCGGTCAGGCACCGCTTGTATTCAACCAGATCCAGCAACACATCCGCTGGATACTCGGCACCGAGCGACGCACCCGTGTAGATTTCAAAGTGCATGGCCGCAACTCCGACGACCAGAAGCCAGCGCAAACCAAAACCAAGTTGCTGAAGTTCACGGACGATGTGAACCATGCGCCCTTCCATCGCTCGATGGCGTTCGCTGACAGCACGAAAGTCGGCGTCGGCTGGCTCGAATGCGGCATCCGCTCCGACCCGACCAAGGAGCAACTGTTCGATCGTTGGGAGTCATGGCGAAATATGTGGAACGATCCACTCGCCAAGGAACCCGACAACAGCGACTCGCGCTTCCTGTTCCGCTCGAAGTGGGTGGACGAAGACATCGCGATCACCATGTTCCCGGATCGCGAAGCGATCATCAAACAGGCGGCGGTGTCGCACGACCTGTTCTCGTTCACCGAAGACGACGACCTCGGCTTCACGGGTCTCTACCACGCGTTCACACCCGGCTCGACCACCATCCAGTCTGGCCGCGCAATGTTTCAGGATTCATTTCACATTGGCATCCGCCGCAAGCGGGTACGATTGATCGAGTGCTGGTACCGGCACACCAAGCGAGTCGAACTGTTACGCAGCAACATCAGCCCGATGATGAGTGAACCACTGCGCAACCAGTTGGTGCGCGCCAACGGAATGGAACTGGGCACGCAGCATTCGCCGGGTCAGGATCGATTGATCAACAACGGCTTCGCCTCGGTGTACAACGCGATTCGCATGAAAGTCCGGGTCGCGATTTTCTGCAACAAGGGCATGCTTCAGGACACTGACTCACCATACCGGCACGACAAGTTTCCGTTCACGCCGATCTATGCGTTCAAACGCGATCGCGACAACCAGCCTTACGGTGTGATCCGCAACATGCGTGATCCGCAGGAAGATCTGAACAAGCGCCGCTCGAAAGCACTGCACATCCTGTCAACGAAACAGGTGATTGCTGATGACGACGCAGTCGAAGACTGGGACGAACTGGAAGAACAGGTCGCACGCCCGGACGGCATCATCAAGAAAAACCGTGGCTCGGAACTGGAGATCAATTCCGACACAACGCTGGCCCGCGAACACGTCAACCTGATGGTTCAGGACATGCAGTTCCTTGAAGGCTCATCGGGCGTGACCGAGGAAAACCGAGGGGAAGTCACGAACGCGATCTCAGGAAGCGCCATCAGCCTGCGGCAGACGCAAGGCTCGGTAGTTACCGCAGATCTGTTCGACAACCTTCGTTTTGCAATCCAGATTCACGGCGAAAAGAAACTCGCCCTGATCGAACAGTATTACTCTGAGCCGAAAGTCATCCGCATCACGGACGAAAAAGGCGCAGAAGTTTTCGAGAACATCAACATGCCGATGCAGGCCGACGACGGTTCGCAGTCGGTTGAGAATGACATCACCAAAAGCATGGCTGATTTCATTGTCGATACGCAGGACTTCCGCGAGACCGTCAGGCTCGCAATGTTCGAGTCCATGATGAACATGATGGGCCAGCTTGACCCAGAGGTTCAGATGCAGTTACT